CTTCACGTCGCCCGTGTCTGCGGCAACCCTCGCTGCAGCCATCTACGACCCCGTCTCGGCCCTCGGCCCGCCCGGACACCTCGGACCGCGTGAGGAGATCGAGAAGGAACTCGACCTCATCGCCGCAGCGATCCGCACGTTCCACCGCAAGAACGCCGATCAGGTGCTCCGCGAGTGCTCGGGCTACTCCGCGCGCCTCACCGAGATGGCCGTGCTGCTGCACCGCGTCGAAGGAGCCTCACGGCAGTACACCCGCATCCGCACCCAGCAGGTGGAGCGGTTCCTCGCCGAGCTGGACCGCCAGTGGAAGACCGCGTCGCGCCTCATCGAGGTCCAGCGACAGGACATGGAGCTGATGAAGTGACCGTCGAAGTGCACACCGCCGAGGCCGGCGCACAGTGGATCAACGCCACCGGGGGAGTGGTCGACGACAGCTCGATCGCGCCCTACGTCAACCGCGTCGGCCGCGAGATCGCCAACTGGGTCAGCACCCAGCGCGGCAAGCCCTCGCTCTACAACCGGCAGGCGTACGTCGCCCCCGACAACCCCTACACGCTCATGGCCACCGCCCGGAAGGCCGTCGAGAACGACGACGTCGTCGGCGGTGTCTGCGACGTCACCGAGGGCCTCATGCTCCAGGGCGTCCAGTGGGAGTCCGGCGAGGCCGACGAGACCGACATCTTCAACCAGATCGCCCGCGACCTGAACCTCGACGCCTTCGCCCGCCAGTGGCACCGCGAGGAGTTCATCCACTCCCAGGTCGTCGTCGGCGTCTGGTGGGGCCGCAACACCTACACCGTGCGCGGACGGACCTCCAGCGGCGTCAAGCGCAAGAAGAAGGTCACCGTCTTCTGCCCCCGCGCGCTGACGTTCCTCGACCCCAGCCGCGTCGTCCCGCTGCGCCCCGGACCGTTCGGCCAGGACCGCCTCGCATGGAACGCCACCAAGGAGGAGTACGCCGCAGCCGTCGCCTCCTACGACAACGCCTACGGCGACCCCGTCCTCCGCGAGTTCACCCTCGGGCCTGCCCCCGAGCTCGACAAGGCCGAGCGAGAGTACCTCGGCTCGATCGGCGTCGACCCCAAGCGCCTGCTGCTCATCAACCCCGGCAGCGTCTTCCGGCACACCCGGACCAAGATGAGCTACGAGCGGTTCCCCATGATCCGCCTCAAGTCCGTCTTCCCGCTGCTCGACCTCAAGCAGCAGCTCATGGAGGCCGACCGGGTCAACCTCGTCGGCGCGGCCAACTACATCCTCCTCGTGCGCCAGGGCTCCAAGGACGAGCCGGCCGCACAGGCTGAGCTGGACAACCTGCAGGAGAACTTCAAGGTCGTCGCCAAGCTCCCCGTCGTCATCGGCGACCACCGGCTCTCGATCGACATCATCACCCCCGACCAGACCCACGTCCTCGACAGCGCCAAGTACGGAGCCCTCGACCAGCGGATCATGTCCCGCTGCCTCGGCGCGATGTCGATCGCCCAGTCCGGACAGCGCAACGAGTCGACCCTGACGATCGCCCGCGGCATCGGCCGGCTCCTGGAGACCCGCCGCCACATGATGAAGCGCTCCCTGGAGGAGCACATCGCCCGCCGCGTCGTCGAGCACCCGGCCAACGCCGGCATGTTCACCGAGGAGCCCAAGCTCACCTTCACGCCCCGCTCGGTGCAGCTCGACAACGACGGCGAGACCGTCCGCGCCATCCTCGCGCTGCGCACCCAGAAGGAGCTCTCCCGCGAGTCGACCCTGGAGTTCTTTGGCTTCGATCAGGCCACCGAGGCCCTGCGCCGGGAGTTCGAGGAGGAGTACTTCGACGACATCTTCCAGACCCAGGTGCCCTTCTCGGCTGCCGGCAACCCCGGTGGCGACGGCGCTCCAGGAGCCGAAGGACAAGGAGAGGAGCCGGCACAGGTCTCAGGAGCACGAGGTGGCCGGCCCAAGGGCGGCGGGGACTCTCCGCAGTCCGTCCAGGGACAGGTGAAGGGCCGCACCGGCAACGGAAACCCGAAGGGCTGAGAGATGAGCATCGACCTCCGCGACATCCTGCGAGCGAAGTACGGCACCGGTCCCGGCACCCCCGCGTCAACGCCCGTTGAGACGGCCCCCGTGACCACCGAGAAGGCGTTCGTCGTCCAGGCGAAGTCCGGGCGCACCGTCATCACCGGCCCCGTGCGCGAGATCGCCATGGCCAACGCCGGCTTCACCTACCTCCGAGGCCGGTTCGTCGAGGCCGACACCCCCAACAGCAACGGCGCGATGTGGACCACCGCTGACCTGGAGCTCGGCCAGAACACCGTCGCTGGCGGGCCGCTCAACTGGCTCCACGACGACCGCCAGATCATCGGCTCCCTCATGGACGGCTCGCTCATCGCGGGGCGCGAGGCAGCCGGCACCGAGCCGGCGATCGGCAACCACATCGAGACCACCGCCGCCGTGTGGCGCTTCCTGTTCCCCAAGCAGGTCGACGCGATCGAGAAGGCAGCCGGCGACCGGGGCCTGTACTTCTCCATGGAGTGCGTCTCCCGACAGGTCGCCTGCGTCGGCGACACCGGGTGCGGCGAGCAGTTCGACTACACCGACTACGACGCCGGCAAGTGCTGCAGCCACCTGCGCGAGCGCGCCTCGATCCGGCGCTTCGTCGACCCGATCTTCCTCGGCGGCGCGGTCATCGTCCCGCCCGTGCGCCCCGGCTGGGCCAACGCCGAGGCCGAGGTTGTGCGACAGGCAGCCGCTGCGGCCGAGCAGGCACAGCTCGACGACCTCACCCAGGCCCAGGCCACTGACCTCGCAACGGCCGTTCTGGAGTGGGCCAACCGATGACCTGCCCTGACTGTCGCTGCGCGCACCGAGCCCACGAGGGCCGGATGCGCTTCGACGTCTGCCCGCTGTGCCTGCACGACCTCAAGGAGACCGCATGACCACCGTCCACGAGGAGCAACTCGACGTCGTCCAGGGCGCGACGTTCGACTTCGAGTTCCGCTGGTCCCTCGACGTCGACGACGTCGTCACCCCGCGCCCGGTCGGTCACATGACCGCGGCCCTGCAGGTGCGGAAGAGCCTCAAGAGCCCGGTCCTGCTGGAAGCCACCACCGAGAACGGCCTCATCATCCTCGGCCAGGGCACCGAGCCTGACGACCCGGAGACCGGACGCATCCGCTTCCTGTGGTCCGGCGAGGACACGATGAAGATCGACGTCGCCAAGGCCGTCTACGACTTCGAGCTCTACGACGACCACGAGTCCCCAGTGCGCACCTACCAGCTCCTGCGGGGCTCGGTCACGAACATCCTCAACGTCACCCGCGCGGAGGACTGATGGCCGAGAAGTACGTCCTCACGTTCAAGGGTGACGTCGAGCGCACCGTCGTCACCGAGGAGCAGAAGTCCGAGCTGCTCATCACCACCCCGGCCGGCTACCCCGGCGTCCCCGGCCTGCCCGGAGCCAAGGGCGACAAGGGCGACAAGGGGGACACCGGCGAGCGCGGACCCCAGGGCGACCAGGGGCCGCAGGGCATCCCCGGCGTGAAGGGCGAGAAGGGCGATCGCGGAGACGACGGTGCAACCGGGCTCCAGGGCCTCCAGGGCATCCAAGGTCTTCAGGGCATCCAAGGAGAGCCCGGCCCCAAGGGCGACAAGGGCGACCAGGGGCCACAGGGGGAGCAGGGCATCCCTGGCGACAAGGGCGACACCGGAGCCCAGGGCCTGCCAGGCGAGACGGGTCCGCAGGGCCTCAAGGGCGACAAGGGTGACACCGGAGCGACGGGCGCCAAGGGCGACGCCGGACCGGCCGGCCCCGGCGTTCCTACGGGCGGCGCGACTGGCCAGATCCTGTCGAAGGCCAGTGCAGCGGACTACGCCACGGCATGGATCGCCGCGCCTACAGGTGGCGGCATGAGCGAGGAGATCGGCGACGTGTCCAACGTGGACCTCGTCGCCACCTTCGAGAACGGACTGAACGCATGATCGACTTCGGGCCTATCGCTGGGGGCGGCTACCTCCGTCACCCGTCCGTGACCGTCGCCGATCCGGTGGTGACGCTCGCCAACGTCAACAACGCGGCCGGCTCAGGGTGGGCGGTGTCCCTCGACGGCTTCGACGTGACCGCGTCGTCGGGGTCGGTGGAGTTCCCGATGCTGCAGTACGGCCAAGGCGGCACCACTGACGGCGGCACCAGCATCGGCCTGATGAACGCCGACGAGGCGAACCCGACCGCCAGCGATGGCGTGCCCGCATCGTTCAGCGGCGTCCAGCTCCAGCACTACCAGGGCAAGGTGCTGGGCAAGGGCAACGGAGCAGACGGGACGCTCGTCAACGCGGCCCTCGGGACGAGCGACAACCAGTTCCGCACCTACAAGCTGGCATGGTCATGGATCGACGCGACCAACGCGCAATGGTCGTTGATCCGCGACGGCGTCACCCTCGCCACGGCCATCGCCCCTCGCCCCACATTCGCCCGCGCCCGCCTGTTCTTCGGAGGCTCGTACTGGCGTGCCCTTATCCGACTCAAGGACACCCCCACCCTCGAAGGAGTGTCCCTCACCGCCAGCCCCACCCTCGCGGCAAAGCTGGAGGCGTTCGCCGAGCGCGTCAGCGACGAGTTCAACATCGTCCGGGGCGAGATCCCCGAGGCCGGCGCCGTCACCCTCGACGGCCTCGGGGATGTCGCCACAGGAGGGGCTGCCTCGGGTCAGCTCCTCGGCTTCGACGGCTCGCAGTGGGAGCCGGTCGATCCGCCCGAGGGAAGCGGGCAGGTCTATCGGGGCGAGTGGGCTCCAGACGCATTGGCCGCGGTCTACGATATGGACGGCGGTATCCCCTCCGTCTTCGTTCCGACCATTGGCGGCGACGGCGTGGCTCCGACGTTTGGGGCAGCCTCGGTAGCCGGCGTGTCCGGCGCCCCGGCGCAGTACCCGCAGGCCGCGCTCATGCAGACCAACAACCTGCGGACCACTGCGTTCTCGAAGCTGACCCTCAGCCTCGCGTCTCTCGACATCCCCGGCATCACGCGCGTCAAGTTCTGGACGGCGTACGGCCCCCAGCACTACAACGGCAACTACCGCGCCCTGTTCGCCAACAAGAACGGCTCCGTGGTCGTCAGCAGCAACTGGGCGCAGTTCATGAACTGGACCCAGACCGAGGTGACGGCCGACTCCGACGACGTGCTCGACTGGGGCCTGTACGGCGGCACCGGCTTCGACAGCGGCGCCGGAGCCCAAGTGGTCGCGCTGACGGGCGTCGAGGTGTACGCCTCGGCCGACCCGTACATGGTCGATCAGGTGGTCACTCGCAACGGCAAGCTGTGGCGGTCGCTGGTGAACAACAACACCACCACGCCGGGTGCTGCAGGCGCCCAGTGGGTCCAGGCGATCGACCCCGGCGTGCTCCTTCTTGAGCCCGGTGCGTCCGTACCTCTCGGAACGCCCGTTGGCACCCTCGTCTACAGGAAGGTCTCGGGCTGATGGCCGTCACCGTTGAGGAGCAGGTCGGCGTCAACTGGGGCAGCAGTTTCACCCAGCCCCAGTACAACTTCACCAAGGCGCCCGCCGCAGGCGACACCGTCTATGTCGCATGGAGTCGTGACACTGGTGCCGGCGTGCCCACCGGAGTCTCGGGGCTGGGGGCCACGTGGACCGAAGCGCACGCGGACACCGCTGCCGGCATCTTCGTCTGGAAGGGCACTGGCGCCACCAGCGCGGGGGCCGCAGTCATGACTTTCTCTGGCACCGTGGGTGGCATTGGTGGCGGTTGGACGGTGCGCGGACTGGCCTCCACCAACGTTGCACTCGCCGCGTTGACGTCGTCCCCCGGCCCCACCTGTGTCGGCCCGGAGCAGGTCGCCGGGGCGGGGCAGGCAGTGTTCGCCCTCGCCGCGCCTTACTTCACGATGACCACGTGGCCCCTCGACCCGGTGCCCTACCCTGGTTGGACCAGTCTGCAGTCCGGGCCGTACTCCGGGCAGGCGTACCGAGTCCCCGCCGTATCCGAGGTCCACCGGGTCTCCGTCAGCCAATCATCCAGCGGCAACGTCATGCGGATGGTCCAGTTCGTGGTCGGCACCAACACCAGCGGTGCTGTCGCACCCCATCCGGCCTCCGGTGCGCTGGGGGCCTTCACCGGCACGGACTGGAAGGTCAACGCGGCCGGCTCGACCTCGGTGAGCGCCGACGCGATCACCCTCATCAACAACGTTGGCTCCCAGTCTGCCAACGTCATCAGCATCGGCGTCGACCTGCCCGGCAAGAAGGGCATCATCACTGGCCGGTTGAAGCAGTCCGGCTACGCAGACGCGCTGTGCTTCGGCATCGTGTCCTCGTCGCTGTCGAAGACCACCACTGGAGCGCTCTACAACAATCAGCCCAGCTTCTGCGGACTCGTCAGCGACAACTACAACGGCCAGCTACGGCTCTACATCGGGGGCGTACAGGTCGCCAGTCTCGCTCTTGGCTCGGTCCCAGGTGGATGGAACCTGACCAATGGCGTCGACATCTCGCTGGTCTACACCCCCAGCGGCGGCACCATGACGGTGCAGATCCAGCGTGCCGGCACCACATTGCTGTCGGGGTCGGCAGCCGACCCGGCGTTTGTTGACGCCAGCATTGCCGCAGGAGCGCTCACGGGCGGCTTGGCGGGCGTTCACACCCTGGAGCGGCCGGTCACCTACGCGCTCCCTGACATCACCAACGTCACCCCGCTCGCGACTGCCCGACCTGCCAATGGCGCCACACTCCTGTCAAGCAGCGCCGTCTCGTTCGCCAGCTCCTACGAGTACCGCATCGACGGCGGCACGCCCGTCGCTCTTTCCGGTGGAGCAACGAGGCCCACGCTGATCACCGGACTGACCAACGGCACCACGTACAACATGCAGGTTCGGGCAGTGAAGGCCGAAGACAGCACCGTCACTCAGTGGTCGACGGCAGTGCCCGTCACCCCCACCTCCGGGGCCGGCTCGATCCTGCACTACGACGACTTCGAGCGGGTGAACTCCACCACCGTCGTCGGCTCGCCCGTCCTCGGCAACAACTACACGGTTTCCGGCAGCCGGACGTGGGGCATCCTCAATGGCGGTCTCTACGCCCCTGGCGGGTCCGGGCAGGGACTCATCGTCGCCGACGTGGGCTCAGCCGACCATGCGATCGAGGCCACTGGCGACGTCTTCGCCAACGACATCGGCATCGTGTTCCGCTACACCGACGCCAGCAACTTCTTCCTCTTCCAGTTCCTCGCCAGTCCAGATCGCTTCGCGTTCTACCGGTGCACGGGTGGCACCTACGCCCTGTGGGACACGATCTCGCGAACCATGCTCCCAGGGGACCGGCTTCAAGTGGTGGCACGAGGCGAGTACATCGCCATGCTCGCCAACGGCCGGATCGTGTGCTCCATCCGGGACTCATCGCCCTCCAGCACCGCCACCAAGGTCGGCTTCCGCAACGACGCGAACGGCCGATGGGGTTCGCTCGTCGTGTCCGTGCCGACCCCCACGGAGTTCGACCGCACCGCAGTGCAACCCGAGACGCGCGGCACTCCAGCCGCTCCACAGAACACGGCCGCTGTCTACAAGGGGCGCGGCACCAAGGCACTAGACGCAGGGAGTGTGGCCTGATGGGTACGACTTACAGCGAGTTCCAGACGACGGGAGCCAACCTCCTTGCCGACATCAGGACCGCGATCCTCGCCTCGACCGACTGGTCGCGGCCCAACGCGGCCGGGCAGCCGAATCTGCTCAAGGCCACGACCACCAGGGGTGCCGACATGATCGTCGACCTCAATGACGCTGCCCCGAACGCCTCCCGGCTGCAGTTTGCGGCGTACCGCCAGCACGACGGCACCACGGGCGTAGATAAGAACGTCCGAGTCCTACGCACTCGCAGCAATGGCACCTTCACTACCAACGCCTACCGGTGCATCGTCTCGGCCGGCAAGGAGCACCTCTTCATTAGCGTCGAAGGTCCACGAGCAGGAGAGGCGGGCGCCGATCACGTCTCGGGTGGCTCTCTGCGGGGGTACATCTTCCTCAGTGATGTCGCCCCCTACTACACCGGAGCCGATGACACCCAGCCATGCGTGGCCTTCGGTGGCGGCGCCAGCTCTGACAGCATCCCCGGCTGGTACTCCGGTTCGCTGAACGTCAACATCTCCCGCAACCGGGGCAACACCGAGTCCTGGACCTTGGCGCGGCTGGCCGTGCTGGACATGCCCCAGTCCCCGCTGTCGTCCGGTACGTGGGCCATCCAGCGCATCGCCAAGAACGGCGAGGTGCTGCTGTCGCCTTACGTCGTATTCGAGGACGCTGACGGTCCCCGCGGTCGCCTCGCCGCCTTCCACTTCGCAGGCTGGAACTGGACTGACGTGCCCGACAACACCACGCTGGCATCCGGCTCTACCCACACCGTCAACGGCGTGAAGTACAAGGTCATCCCGGTGTCGAAGGGCACGCAGAACGAGATGTCTTACGGTGCGATGGGCTTCGTCAACAACCAGAACAACTCGATGCGCTCACCGCTGGTGGCCGTCCCGGTGACGTGACGTAGATGGCCTCCCCGTGGACCCCCGCCCAGCCAGCCAACGCCGGTCGGTCGTGGCTGCTGACGGTCGTCACCCAGGAATCGGTCGCGCACGTCTTCTACGACGGCACGGCCCTGCGCCCTGCTGAGCTGCTGGGCTGGTGGAACGGCACCACCACCCGACCCGTCGAGCTCGCTGGCTACTGGGATGGAGGGACGGTCAAGCCGCTGGCCTGACCGTCCCTCAACGCGCGTTCTCCACACCTTCGTCATACGTGCCGAAGTCCCTCACCGAAAGCTGGTCGAGCGACATGCCTCGACCCACAACGAGTAGGTGAGGAGGAGGCATGGCAGACGAGAAGACGTACTCCGAGAACGAGCACATCGCGATCCTCAGCGACCGCGTGGCCAAGGAGACGGCTGATCTGACCGCCGAGCGCGACCAGCTCGTCTCGGACAAGGGCGAGCTGGAGACCAAGCTCGACGTTGCCGAGAGCGCCAAGCAGGCTGCAGAGCAGAAGGCCGCGGACGCCGAGAAGGCCCTGGAGGAGTTCAAGGCCCAGATCGAGACCGAGCGTGAGGCTGCCGCCCGCAAGGACGAGCGCATCGCCAAGGCGAAGGAGACCGCGAGCCACCTCGCGGAGGACTTCTTCGAGGACGAGAAGCGGGTCGCCCGCATCGTCGCCATGGCCGACGAGGACTTCGAGGGCTACCTCGCCGACCTCGCGTCGACCAGCACCACGACCAAGACCACCACCGTCGTTCCGCGCGAGACCGCGATGGCCGGACAGCAGGTTGCCGGCAACGGCACCGAGTCGGTCGCCAAGGGGTTCCTCCTGCGGCGCTACGTGAGCCAGGAGGGCTGATCACATGGCTTCCGACTACGGCCTCAACTTCGGCTTCCGCCGCAGCGACGAGTCCATGGCGACCCGCGAGGGCCGCTTCAAGACGCCGGCCACCGGCAACGCTCTCCTGATCGGCACCGCCGTGGAGATCGACGCCGCCAACCCCGGCTTCCTCAAGGCGTGTGCGGCCAACCCCGCCCCCGTCACCGGCCTCCGCGGACTCCTGGTCCAGGAGGAGAACCACATCATGGGCGTCTTCGAGACCGGGCTCCTCGGTCACGACTCGCTCGACCTCGGCACCGCCAAGAAGGACCAGCTCTCCGTGATGTGGGCCGGTGTTGGCACCAAGGTCTGGTTCAAGAACACCCCTGCCTACAACCGGGGCACCCGGTCCAAGGGCGCGGTGCAGATGGTCGACCTGACCGGCGTCGCTGTTGGCGACTCGCTCGGTTGGAACGGCACCCGCTGGGCGGAGGCGGCTTCGGCTGCTGCCGCGTGGCTGACCGTCACCAACGTGTCCACCGACTACTGCGAAGCAGTCGTCACCTTCTGAAAGGGGTGAACCAACCATGACCGCTGTGAAGACCATGCTTGACGCTCGGTCCTCCGTCGACCCGTTCGGTCGCCCCAAGGCCGACGACATCGCCGCCTATGAGCGCGCGAAGGCTGCTCTCAACGAGGAGGCCCAGGCCAACTGGGGCAACGAGACGTGGCACCGCGAGCAGGCGGCGATCCTCGCCGAGCGCTTCGACTACGGCTTCCAGTTCGACAACCTGTTCCCGACCTACTTCGAGACGCGGAACGTCGGCGAGTTCGACACCGTGACCATCTCGGAGCGCCGGGGCATGCAGGTGTTCTGGACCGCTCGCGGTGGCTACATCGACGAGACGCAGCTCAAGACCGAGCGCTTCGACGTTCCCCGAGACACCATCGGGTTCCACGTCTCGGAGTTCGAGGACAAGCTGCGCGCCGGCTACGCCGAGACGATCGAGGAGCTCGCGGACCTCGCTCTGCAGCGCCTCGACGCTGAGGTCAACCGACGGATGTTCAACCTGCTGCAGGCGGCGATCCCGTCCTCCAGCCCGTACTACGTCAACGCCACGACCGGCCTGACGAAGGACATCCTCGACACCGCCGTGCGCGAGGTCAACGACGTGGTGACGCCCAACAACGGCACCATGCCGCCCGTCACGATCCTCGGCCGGGCCACCATGATCGACAAGATCAGCGACGTCGTCACCGACGCTGCTGCTCTGTTCGACCCGGAGGCCACCGCCGAGATCCGTCGCCGGGGTCGCCTCGGCGTCTACCGTGGCGCCAACGTGGTTCGCCTCGCGAACTACACGGACGAGAACGACAACTCCTACATCCCGGACAACGAGCTCTGGGTCTTCGGGGGTACGGTCGGCGTGTTCGCCAAGTACGGTGGCATGCAGACCAAGTCGTGGTCCGAGAACACCGTCGACTACCGGCACATCCGGGGTCGCATGGACTGCGGTGGTCTGATCTACCGTCCCGACCGCGCTCGCCGCATCGTGGACGGAACGGTCTGATCCGAGCGTCCGGCTCGTAACCGGGCCACCGCCACACGAAGCCCCCCAGGCTGATGAGGGTCTCCCTGGGGGGCTTCGTGCTGTCCGCGTACGGGCGGGGTCGAAGTACAGACCATGAGCGACCCTCGACTTGAGCGCCCTGAGTGGCGCGGGCGAACGAACATCGACGCCCTCACGATCGCGTGCATCGAGCACGCCGAGGCGATCGCCGGCCACCAGTTCACGATCACCCAGGGCTCGTACCAGAACGGCGGGGGAGAGGTGAACAGCGCCGGCACCCACGACCGGGGAGGGGTCGTGGACATCCGCTGGTGCCGTCACAAGAAGTGCGTCCGCGCGTTGCGCGAGGCCGGCATGTTCGCGTGGCACCGCACGCCCGAGCAGGGGCCGTGGGTGGACCACATCCACGCCGGGGTGATCGGTCACCCGCTGCTCGCGTCCGGGGCGAAGGCGCAGGAGCTGTCGTACCTGCGGGGCCGCAACGGACTCAAGGGCGACGGACCGGATGACGGCCCGCGCCTCAACCCGATCCCTCAGCCCGTATGGCCCTACCCACCGGAGGACGACATGGCCCAGTACGACTCGCTGCTCAAGGGCATGGACCAGAAGCTCGATCGCCTGATCGACGCCCAGGCCAAGTCCCGCGAGCGGGAGAAGAAGACGAACCTGCTGCTGCGCAAGCTGCGCGCCCAGGTCACGGATCTCGCCACCCAGGTCGAGATCGACAACCTGCTCGCCGAGGAGGAGTGATGAGCATGAGCATCTACACCGGGGAGTTCTGGCGCGCCGCGTTCGAGCGGGGTGTGAAGTCCGTGGCCTACGGCCTCGGCTCGATCCTCATCGGCAACGGCACTGGCCTGCTCGACACCGACTGGGTCGGCGTCCTGTCGGTCGCCGGCATGGCCGGCCTGCTGTCCATCCTCGGCTCGATCGCCTCTGACGCGGCCACAGGCGGCACGGGACCGTCCCTGACGACCTCGGAGACCCTCGCCGGCCTCGTGGCCGTCCAGGCGCCGGCTGACGCCCACGTCGAGGCCGAGGTGACCATGCCCCCCGACGAGGGCATCGACCCGTGGCCGGGTGACCCCGTCTGATCGCTGCTGTCGAAGTTGTTGACGATCCTGCGACACCGGAAAGTCATAGACAGCCCCGATTGAATGGGGGCAAGGAACAGCGAGAGGTATGGACATGGCCACTGGAGAGAAGACCCGCGAGATCTGGGAGTCGACCATCCCCGGTCGCGTCTCCCTGACCGTCGAGAACAGCCGCGGACAGCAGCAGACCGTCTCCGTGTCGGGCAAGGGCAGCCGGCTACGGCTCAGCCAGCTCGACCGTGAGCTCGCGGAGGAGGTCATCCGCAAGCCCGAGAACAACCCGTTCCGCAACGGGATGCTCGTGCGCGTCGACGGCAAGGGCCACGCCCCCTCCCCGGATGAGCTGTCCGACGACGACCTCAAGGCCATCTTCGAGCTCGACCAGTCCGACTTCCAGAACACCGTCCGCGAGCTCGGGCAGGTGAACGTCCGTCGCCTCAAGGCCATGGTCGTGGAGGTCGACGCGAGCAAGTCCGAGATGGAGTTCATCGACGAGGTCATCCAGGAGAAGTGGCCCATCGGTGGGTCCATGCCCACCTACGAAGAGATGCAGCCGAAGGCCCCGCCGCGCAAGTAGTCCCGCTACACTCGCCGCACCAGGGTGCATCCCCCGGTTGGTGATAGAGACGCCCCCTCCTCAGCGCGTGGAGGGGCCGTCTCTGCGTCCGAGTCGAAGTCGTAGGCATGACCGCGCTCTCGACTCTCGTCCCAGCCCTGCAGCGGGAGCTGGCGGTCCCTGGCATGTTCGAGGCCGAGTTCCCGAACACCACCGACATCGACCTCGCGCACAGCCTCGCTGACGGCTTCGCCGAGGCCCAGCTCTACGGCTTCTTCCCCACCCTCACTCTCGACGACCTCGGCGACGACTGGGAGACCTCCCAGGATCTCTCCGCGTCCGGGGCGGCGCTGGTCATCATCTTCACGTCCATCCGCATCATCCGCGCCAGCCTCCGCACCCTGCTCACCAGCGAGCGGTACAAGGCCGGCCCCGCCGAGGTGGAGACCCAGCGCAGCGCCAACCTGCTGCGCGACGAGCTCAAGTTCCTCAAGGAGCGCCTCGACGGCATCGTCGCTGACCAGCGCTCCGCGGCCCGCCCGATGACGGCGGTGTTCGACAACTACCTGGCACGCGGCGGTGGCATCACCGGGGGCGGGCTGTTCGCCTACGAGTACAGGGGCTGACCATGACCAAGTACGTCCCGCCGAGCTTCAACGAGGCTCGGGTGCTCCAGGGCCTCAAGCAGGCGATGGGCTTCGGTGAGCCGACCCGCCCCGAGGACAAGGTCACCTTCTACTTCAACGCCCGTTCAGCACCGGCCGGCGACGTTGACGAGGAGGGCATCCCGTTCGACCCGGACGACCGCATCACCAACACCCGAGCCGGCGAGACCAAGCAGGTCGACTGCGTCGTGGAGTACCAGGACCGTGCTCCGCAGACCGAGACCTTTGGTACCTACATCCCGGCCCGCGTCATTCTCACCATGCTCGACCCCGACTGGCAGCAGGTGAAGGACTTCACCCACGTCAAGGCCGGGGGAGACGTCTACCACCGCTCCACCGTGCAGCCCCCGGTCGCTCTCGGCACGATCGACGTCTGGTCGGTCATCTGCCTCGCCGAGGGAGAATCCTGATGACATATCTGCGACACGCCTCGCGCCACGTCCACCACACCGTGGCAAATCACCTCAAGGCACGCCTCGACGCCCTCGGGTGGACCGACGCCGCCACCACGCCCTTCGGCGCAACGCCGGCCAAGATCATCACCACCTCGGCCGTCGTCGGCACCCAGCTCGACTCCAAGGTCACCGCAGGCACGATCGCCGTCACCCTCGGCGACGAGTTCGGCCCAGACCCCCAGGAACTCGGCGGGCCGTTCACCAGCCAGGAGTACCCGATCTTCGTCGACGTGTTCCAGGACACCTCGACCGCAGCGCTCACCCTCGCCAGCGACATCCGCGACATCTTCCTCGGCCGCGTCGCCGGCAGCCGGCGCTGGCTCGACGTCGTCGACCAGTCCACCAAGCAGCCCGTGCCCGGCTGGAAGATCGAGCTCGACGACGTCGACCGTGTGTCCCCAGAGACCGCCATGCCGCTGCGCTGGCAGGTCGTGAAGGTGACCGCGATCGCCTACTTCAACGACGTCATGCAGGAGGCGTGATGCAGTTCGCCCGCAACCTGCTCAACGAGCAGCGACGCCGCCTCGTCGGCAACCTCATGACCTACATCGAGTCCAACGTCTACCGCCACCTGTCCGAGCACGAGCAGCGCGAGCTGCGCAAGCGCGTCCTCACCGCGGTCGGGGCCTACCACGACGTGTGCGTCGACATGCTCAAGGCGTCCATCGACGACGGCTCCATCGTCAACGAGGACGCCGTACGCCTCATGGCCCGCCTGTCGAGCCAGATGGAGATCCTCCGCTCGGAGCTCACCCATGGCCAGTAGCCACTCTCCGAGCCCTGGCCTCCACATCAACATCAAGGCCCCTCGCCTCCCTGCCATCCGCAACGAGCGGGGCCGCTTCCAGGTCGCGAAGGCCGACATGGAGGCGCAGAACCGGCAGCTCGCTTTCGCCGTCCAAGCGCAGGTCGGCGCCCTCATCGCAGGCCGCATCCTGCGCAAGGGTGTGAGCACCAACCGGCTCGTCAAGGTCACGATGGAGCCCTGGAACGCCGTCTACAACGACACGTACGCCGGGGTCGGCAACCAGAGGCGCCTCGACCAGTCGATCGCCAAGTACTGGCGCACCATCGAGGAGGGCTCGGCCAAGACGTGGACCAAGCGCTCCTTCCTGTCCCTGGAGCTGCAGGGCTTGTGGGGCATGAACATCGCGTCCTGGCGCAGTGGCCCATCCGGCGACTGGGTGGCTCTCGGCAGGGGTCGCGCCCGTGGCGACGCGCGCCAGGAGATGTACCACCCCTTCCGGCGCGGCAAGGGCTCCACGCTGCCGATCTTCCACCCGCGCAGGCAGATCCAGCCCATGAACGCCTACCGCGACGCCAAGCGCAACCCGGAGTGGGACGCCCGCGCCGTGGAGATCAGCCGGCGGTTCCTGGAGAAGGTCGCCGACATGCGGGTCCGGCCCTCGGGTGGCCCCGGATAACGTCCGTTCCCTGCACGGTCGAAGTCCTCTCTCGAAGGCGCTCGTGATAGCGCGACGAAAGGCGAGAGGAGCCACCCGTGGCCATCAAGGGCGGTCAGATCCTGCACGTGGGGAACGGCGTAGCGGTCATTGACCGTATCCAGAGCGGCGGTCCCGGTCAGCTCAACATCCCGACCGAGAAGATCAACGAGCTCGGCAACTACAAGTCCGTCGCGACCGTTCGCGACACCCCGGACCTCACCTTCACGCTGGAGTCGTTCGACACCTCCACCGAGGTCGAGGAGCTCCTGGTCCCCGGTTCGGACCCCGCAGTGGGCATCGACCTCGCCCGGTCGCTCCCGCTCGACATCGCGTCCCAGTTCAAGGCCGGCGAGAAGTCCGCGCTGCCCGCCCAGGTCACCACCTCGGTCGCGCTGCCGTACCTGACCCTGGAGCAGATGTCCTACCGCTTCGGCCTGCGGGACAACGCCACCCAGACCGCCACCCTCCGTGGCGACACCATCTTCTACAACCCCGGCGCAACGTACGTTGAGGTTCACGACGGCACCAACACTGCCGACCAGACCATCGTCACCGCGCACCCGGCCTACGAGGTCGCCGAGGGTGAGGCCCGCCGCATCCTGGCGGTCACCGTGGGCGACAAGCGCCTCGCGTACGGCGCGGACTACACCGAGTCCTACGCCACCGTCACCAACGGTGCCGGCGTCACCACGATCACCATCGCCGACCCGGTCGCGGTCGACGCCGAGATCCGCGTCGTCTACTCCAGCCCGGACGTCACCAGCTACCCGCAGACGGTGCACCCCGACACCACGGTCAAGCCGGCCGCGGTCAAGGGTCGCGACATCGAGATCTACGTCGGTGGCTACGACCCGGCCGACCGTCCCGGCTCGCAGCAGTACCGCCTCAACTCCGTGCAGTCGGTGAACGTCGACTGGCGCGTGCAGCTTGAGAAGGACGAGGAGTTCGGCAACTACTACGCCGTCGCCCAGGACTTCGAGGTGCCGACCGTCAACGGCTCGATCGACATCAAGCCCCGCGACAACGCCGACCTGCTCTCCCTGCTCCGCAAGGTGACCGGCGTCTCCGACCCGCTCAAGGTCATCGGCGCCTCGACGGCCGTTCCGCTGACGCTTGACGTGGTCATCAAGAACCCGGAGACCGGCGACACCATCAAGCGCCTCCACGTGCCGGACGCCCGCTTCTCGGCCCCCGGCTACCAGGGCCGCGTGCTGCAGAAGATGACCGTCTCTCTGCCGTACGAGTCCGACGAGGGCACCCTCCTCGTCTTCGACGCCTGATCACTGCACGGACTGGCCCGCCCCTGACTCCAGGGGCGGGCTCTTCCCCTCGGGGGAGATGGAACTGAACTAGGAACAGAGGCACACATGGACACCATCGGACGGCTGCGCCGGGTCACTGACCTGTTCGTCGAGGGCGAGGCGATCTTCCTCGGCAACGATGAGCAGGACGAGCCCGTGCTGATCTGGGTCAACAAGCTCAACACGTTCGAGATCGAGGAAGCCCGCCGAGACGGCATCGTCAAGCGCGGCCTCAAGATGCGCGACCTCGCCGACCGCGACAACCCCGAACGGGCCGCGTTCGACGCCGAGGTCCAGCTCATGAGCGACGAGAAGCTCCGTCAGGCGTGGGTCAACCACCACGTGGAGGAGATGTACCTCGACGTCGTCAACGACATCGAGACCTCTGAGGAGTGGCGCGCCAAGGTCGAGGAGATGCGCCGCATGCCGCAGCTCCTGCGCGATGCCGGCGTTGGTGACGACGACCCCCGCTGGAAGCAGCTCGAAGAGCTCCAGATCGAGTACATGCAGGCCATCCGCAACGGCCAGGAGAAGAAGCAGAACGAGTCCTTGCGGGAGGCCGAGGAGTTCACCCGCGAAGACCTGGAGGCGTCCTACTTCGAGAAGTGGCGTGAGCGGCAGACCCTCGACCTCTTCATGGAGGAGCGCCGCATCACCGAGATCTACGTCGCCACCCGCGAGTGCCGAGCGGTCGGCAAGCCCGGTGAGTGGGCGCACGGCAACTGCGACCACAGCGTGCGACTGCTGTCCGAACGCTCGTTGGTCAAGACGCTCCCGCCCCAGGTCATCAGCAAGATCATCGACTCCCTCGACGGCCAGACCACCCCGCAGCGTGAAGCGGGAAACTCGGACGCTCCGGTGAGTTCCTCCGCATCATCGGAGCCCTCAAGCGCGTCGGAGGCTCCCTCGACTCTCTCTTCCCCGGACGGGACGCCCGGCGCTGCCCCCACGAGTTGACAGTCGCCATCACGGCGGCGCTCCAGGTGCTCGGTTACTTCGAGCTCCCGGACGACGAAGTACCTGACGAGAACATCTGGCACCACGCCTCCCGACTGGAGGGGTGGTTTGAGGCGATCAAGCAGCGCCGAGAGAGCGGTCTTCAACCCATTGACCAAGCCGAAGACGCGGAGATGACGGGCAACGAGCTCACGCGTGGACTACGGGGAGAGGACTGACAGTGGTTGACGAGCTGGTCACCAAGATCGGCTGGATCTACTCCGGCCAGGATCAGGTGCAGAGGTACCTGACCGACCAGGAGCGGATCGCACGGCAGGCCGAGGAGTTCAACCGTCTCTCGTCGGCGGCGGTCCGATCGAGCGCGTTCGGCAACCTCGGTGCGCAGGCCCAGTCGGGGCTGGAGCGCACCACCCTGCGCGAGTACGACGACCTCACCGCCGCCACGCTCAGGTTGCGTGACGCCGAGCTGGCCCGCGCCCAGGTGCACAAGCAGCTCTCGATCAGCACGCCGACGATCACGAACGCCAAGGGCACCTTCCCCAACCCCGCCTACAACCCGCAGCACCCCAAGTTCATCGGCGAGTGGAACTACGACGAGAACGGCAAGAAGACCACGGTCAACGAGACCGGGTCGCTCATGCTCCGGGAGCGTGCCGACAACGCCTCCCTCCGCGCCGTCAACGCCGCTGCCAAGGCCCAGCAGCAAGCCTTCGACAACGTCAACAAGGCGGAGATCGCCGAGGCCAAGAGGCGGGTCGACGGTCAGGCCAAGCTCGACGACTGGTGGCACGACAGGCAGTACGACCAGCACAGCACCCAGCTCAGGGAGCGCGCCAAGGTCGCCGCCGAGCTCAACGCGCTGGAGCGCAAGAACACGCTCGGGGCGATCCAGGGCTACACCACCCGCGCCCGCGAGGACATCGCATACAACGCCGTCCAGCCCAAGTATGACAGCCCCGACGTCACCACGAAGGTCGGCAAGCTGCAGGACGACGTCAATGAGGCCGCGAGCCGACTGGCGCGCGCCCAGAGCCGTCAGGCGACCATCGCCACCAAGGCCGGGGCATCGGCCGATGAGCGCATCCGCGTCGACGAGCAGGTCAGGGCGGCCGAACGGCGACTGATCCTTGCCGAGAACAAGCTCGCTGGGGAGATGAACAGCCGCGCCTACTCGCAGCGCGCCGCGAGCATGGCCGGTGGCTCGGGCGGTGGCGGCTTCGGCTCGCAGTTCATGACCGGCTTCCACGGCCGAGGTGACCGCCCGTACGCCGAGCAGATCGGGCAGGCGTTCAAGTTCTCTGTCTTCTACGGCACCGCCTACAAGGCGCTCTTCGCGCTCACCGCGACTCTGCAGCAGACCTTGCAGGAGGGCATCGAGTTTCAGCAGGCGATGACCGAGCTCAAGATCGCCTCGGGCGCCTCGGCCGACGCCGCAGCAGAGATGGCTGACGGCCTCGCCGCCCAGGCGACCATGGCCGGCGCCGCCCCCTCGCAGGGCGTCATGCTCGGTGCGCGCTCCCTCGGCCTGTTCGGGGCCACCGAGTCCTCCGGGGCGTCCCTGGCCGAGCAGGAGCGCATCGCAGAGATCTCCGCGCGTGTCGTGTCCCGCATGGCCCTGGGGTCCAAGACGGACCCGATGGAGCTGCAGACCCAGATCGCTGCCGTCGCCAACGCCTTCGGCGGGGGAGCGCAGGGCCAGATCCGCGCCTACGACCTCGACGCCTACCTCGGCCGGCGCTTCGGCGTCATGCCCGGCGAGACCATCCAGTCCGTCGCCGAGTCCGGCACGGTCGGTCAGGCCGCTGGCTTCAACCAGGAGGAAGTGTTCGCGATCGCGGCTGCCCTCCAGTCGCGCACCGGCCAGACATCCAGCGCTGTAGCCGGCTGGATGGCGCAGATCTTCTCCCGTGGCGGCGAGGGCTCTCTGGTCGCGATGACCGGCAAGTACGGCATCGACCAGTCTGCTGACCTCGCCACCCAGATCCAGGAGCTGGCACGGGTCTACGAGAACGCCTCCAACACCGAGCGCGCCGAGATCGCGGCCGGGTTCGGTCGAGGCAAGGTCCAGAACGCCGCCGTCGTCATGCTCGACGAGTTCGACACGATCATGCGCGAAGCCCGCTCCGCGCGCTCTGGCGCGACCGGCGAGGGCGACCGGATCTTCGAGCTCCGCATGAACGACATCGGCGGGCAGATCCAGCAGACCGTCGCCGTCATGAAGGCGTTCGCCTCCGAGCTGGGCCAGAGCGGCGTCCTCGACGTCCTGGGCGGCATGATCATCGCCTTCCGCGAGCTGGTGGAGGCCGCAACGTCGATCCTCCAGGTCTGGAACCAGCTCCCCGGCGTGGTCAAGGGTGCGGTCGCCTCGATCGCCCTCCTCGGCGGCGCTGCACGCATGGCTGCCCTCTCCCAGGGCGGCGCGGGCCTCCTTAGCCGGGCCGGCCTCATCACCCCGTCGCTGGCCGCCTCAACGGGCGTTCGCGCACCCACCGGCAGCATCATCGCGGGCGCGGGCGCATCCGGCTACGCAGCAGCCGGCAAGGCCGCTCTCGCCACGGTCGGCCCCTTCGCTGCAGCGATCGGCGGGCTCCTCGCCATCAGCGCGCTCAAGCAGTCCTCGGACCGGATGCGCGAGGCCCAGGAGGGAGCCGAGCAGGCCCTGCGCAGCTCGGGCCTCACCCGCGACTCCACCAGCTCCGACTACGTCGCCAGCGCGTCCGAGCTGGACTCGCTCGCCCAGCAGAACCGCGACGCCACCGGCTGGTTCATGAACGCGGTCACCTTCGGGCAGGCCGACGACTCGAACATCGCTACGGCGCAGCGTCTGGAGGAGGAGGCCGCTCGCCGTCGCGCCGTTGCCGACGCCATCGACGCCCGCGCAGCAGCCAACCCCATCGAGGTTCCCGCGCTCGCGGACTTCCAGCCCGACACGATCAAGAACGCGTTCGAGGCGCTCACCGCCAGCGGTGGCACTGCCGACGACCGCCTGCGGCTCCTCGCCGACGCCCTGGACGGCACTGGGGACGCCGCGATCCGCGCTGCAGCCGCGATCGACCCCGATGAGTTCGCCGGCCGCATGGCCAACTCCATCCGCGACGGCGTGAAGGGCATCGGCGACCGAGTCCAGCTCGACGGCGTCCTCGGCACCGTCCTCAACGACCAGCTCCGCGCGGCAGGCGCCAAGGTCGAGAAGACGTACGACGTCTTCACCGGCTACTCGACCGACGAGTTCTCTCAGGCGCAGTACGAGAAGCGCACCCTGTCGGAGGTCTACACCCCCACCGAGTCCGTCCTGCAGGACCGCCTCAAGGCCCAGCTCGCCCAGCGCGGCATCACCGACAAGACCCAGCTCGACCGGAGCACGTCGCGCGACATCGCCCGGTCACTGGTCTCCGAGGAGGACTTCGAGGGCATCGAGGGCGACGACCTCGCCGACGCCCGCAAGTCCATGGTCAACATGATCGCCCGCCAGCTCCGCGGCGAGGCCGTGGCATGGCGTCAGGCGCTCAAGAAGAACACCGCCCTGACCAAGGAAGAGGTCATGGCGGTTGCCGAGAACATCGACAACGAGTTCGACAACAAGCTCGACGGGATGCAGGAGACCGACTTCGGCGGACGCGTCCGGGTGCAGACCGGTCGCTTGCGGCGTCTCCTGCAGACCCGTAGGCAGTCCGGGGCTGGCGACGTCGGTGCATTGACCGAACGCATCGCCTCCGCTCGACGCGCCCTGGCTGAGTCGCAGTTCGACGAGCTGGAGAACCTCCGTCGCGCCGCCCAGCGCAACGCCACGTCGCGCGCTGAGGTCGCTCGGGTCGGACAGCGGTTCATGCGCCGCGAGATCCGTGCCGCCATCCGAGGCGGCAATCAGGATCTGCTCGCCCGGATCATCGGGCAGGCCGGCGACACCGCCGTCGACGTCGCCCGCGCGATCCTCCAGGAGGCCATCAACGCGGCCCGAGCCGCCCGCGAGGCGTACCTCAAGATCGAGGCCGTCAAGCGCGAAGCGATGTCCATGATGAGCGGCATCGACGAGTTCGTCCGTGGTGGCGTCCCCGGCCAGATGCCGGGCCGCGACAAGAACGCCGAGCAGATGCTCGGAGCTCTCGGCTCCATGCAGACGGCAGGGGGCTGGGAGGACGACGTCTACTCGTCCGGCTCCGACGTGCCCGGCTTCGAGCCCCCGAAAGACCCCTCGAAGGACAAGAAGTCCAAGAAGGACCGCGAGGCCGAGCGCGAGCAGGCGCGCCAGGAGATGCTCGACCTGCAGAACAACCTCTACCTGCTCTCGATCGACCTGTCCGACCCGCTGGCCATGGCTACCGCGGCGGTCAAGGACGCCCGACGCCGGCTGCAGTCCGACATCGCCTCGGGCCAGGACCGCGGCACCGTCGCCGCGTCCCGCGTGGCACTGCGACAGGCGCAGATCGAGCGGGAGGCCACCGCCTTCCAGCAGCGTCTGGAGGCCGTGCAGACCGCCGAGGAGCTCGGCCGGATCTCCCACCGCAAGTACATCTCCTACCTGGAGAGCGAGCGCAAGCGCCTCGGGGCGATCAAGAACCGCACCTACCAGCAGCAGCAACAGCTCGACGAGATCGACCGCCTCATGAAGAGCGCGGCCGAGTCGATGCAGGGGCAGTGGAACTTCGGCGACATCAAGCTCCCCACCCCGTATCAGGTGCGCCGTCAGGTCGAGCAGATGCGGGTCGACCGAGTGAGCCAGCTCGACGCTGCCAGCGCCCGCTCAACGGCCGTTACGACCATCCACATCGACGGCGCTGACACCGGCAAGGTCCGCCAGATCATCAAGGAAACCCTCGGCTCCTCGAACCGCAACGTCACCACCCGGCCGCGTCGCCGCTAGTCGAAGTCATCAGCACACCCACCTCTCGCTATAGGAGCAGAGATGCCGCTCACCAACGCGTCCAAGGAGTCCGCCGCCACCGCCGTGACGGCGCTCGGCAGCTACGTCAGCCTGCACACCGCTGACCCTGGCACCACGGGTGCATCCGAGGCCACCGGAGGCGCCCCGGCGTACGCCCGCAAGCAGACCACGTGGACGGCCGGCACTGCTGACGGCGTCGTGGCTGGCTCCGAGGTCACCATCGACCTCCCGGCCGGCACCTACACCCACTTCGGGATCTGGTCGGCCGCGACGGGCGGAACGTTCATCGGGGGTGGCTCGATCACCTCCACCAACCTCACCGCGCAGGGCCAGATCAAGGTCACCCCGACCTACACCCAGTCCTGATCCATCCCTCCACCCGGAGGGGGTGACAACACGTGGCGTACGCCGACGAAGTGCTCGCGGATGCGCCGCTGGCCTATTGGCGTCTTGACGACCCAGCCGGTTCGTCGACGATGCTCGACGCCAGCGGGAGTGGCAGGAACGGCGTCTACGACGGCTCGCCAACCCGTGGCGTATCGGGCCTACTGGGCTCCGGGTCTGGCACCGCAGTCGATTTCCCCGGCTCGACGGTGCACCGTGGCCGGGTCGCGGACGCCGCGTGGATGGACGTCTCGCAGTTCACCATCGAGGCGGTGGTCAAGCCCAGCGCGAGCAACCAGTCCCGTGTGATCGCCGCTCGTTACAACGGGTCGTTCTCGCAGTCGTCGTTCCTGCTGCGGCAGGAGGGCACGCAGTTCGTGCTGTACCTCGGTGTGGACGGGGGCGGCAACCGCTACGTCTACGCCAGTGGCGTCACCATCACCGCAGGGACCACCTACCACGTCGCCGCCTCGTGGGATGGAACCACCGCCCGCATCTACGTCAACGGCGTGCTCAGGGGGAGCAGCGGGACCAGCGCTGCCCTCAACGCCTCCGCTCTCGACCTGACCATCGGCGCGAACAGCGACGGGAGCGGCTCTGACCCGTACGCGGGTGTGATTGACGAGGTGGCCTACTACGGCACGGTGTTGCCTCTGGGCCGCATCACCGCCCACTACGCTGCGGGGTTCCTCACGCCGTACCCCGCCAGCGTGCTCGCAGAGTCCCCTCTGGCCTACTACCGGCTCGGGGAGACCTCCGGGCTCTACATGCTCGACTCCTCCGGGAATGGCCGCACGGGTGACTACGACGCGGGGGGCGTCATCCTCGGCGCAGCAGGGTTGCTGCCCGGCGACCCCGACAAGGCCATCGACATCAAGACGGTCTCCGTCACCGGACGGCCCGGACGAGTCGACTACGCCGCGTGGATGGACCTCCCCGCGTTCAGTGTCGAGACTCTGTTTCAGCCCGACTCCGTAGACGCTGGCCCCAAGACCCTCGTGTCGCGCTTCAACGGGACCGGCGCGAACGACATGACGTACTCGCTTCGTCTCGACGGCGACGTGGTCACGTTCTGGCGAGGCACCGCTGCTGGATTTGTGTCAGTCGCGTCATCGGTGCCAGTCGTCGTGGGCGGCACGTACCACGTGGTCGCCACCTATGACGGCACGACGGCGAGGCTGTATCTCAACGGCGCACTCGTTGGCAGCGCCGCGCAGGCTGCGCACAACGTCACCAATCAGCGCATCAACATCGGCAGTGCAGGGTCTGCCGGTGGCGGCGGGGAGCGCTTCGATGGGCGAATCGACGAGGTCGCCTTCTATGGCGCTGCCCTGTCGCCCGCGCGGGTTGCGGCACACTACGCCGCCGCAGGCATCGCTACCCCCGCGCCCCAGGTCACCGCCTCCCTCGCCAGCACCGGCAAGTTCACTGCCCGCGCCGTCCGTGGCGACATGGGGCCGAACATCTACCCTGACCCGCAGTTCGCTGGCCCTGGTGGCGACACCGGGTTCTGGTACGGGGCCTCGAAGACCACCGCTCTGCCTCCTGGCCTGCCTCCGAGCTACACGTCCGCTGGCTATATCGACAGCGCCATCACATCTGGTGGCTACGGCTTCCGCACGGCGAACATGCCAGTGCAGGCGGGCAAGCAGATGACGGTCGGCGCATGGGTGTGCGTCGTTTCTGACCCAGGCTGGGATGGTCACGCGGACGTCCAGCTCAGCATGTGGAGCGACCACGAGGACTGGGCCGATGCCGTCTACGTCGGTTCGACCAGCACCATTCAGGAGGCCGATGGCTGGACTTGGGTGCAATGGCTGTACGTCCCCAGCGCTGGTCATCTCTGGCCTTCCCTGGAGGTCATCGCCTATGGCGACACGGCCGGCCCCGCTGGCGGCAAGGTCCGCGCCTACGCAACGGGCGTTGAGATCCGTCAGCAGGTCGACGCCGTCCGTACGGCATCGCTGGGTGGCACTGGCACGTTCACCGCCACCGCCACCCAGGTAGTGCCGGGGCCGACCGGCACCCGCTTCTATCTGCCGTCTGCGGGCGCTCCCGCTGTCTCGCCCGCGTTCCACCCCGCGTGGACCCAGTACAGCGACGCGACGCGCCGCCCGCTGGTGCGCACGAAGTCCAACACCCCGATCAGTGCGCCCACGCCCACCAAGGGCGAGGGGAACGAGCGCGCCCTCTCCCAGTTCGTCTCCGAGCCCCTGGCAGCACAGACGATCAGCGGCACGGTGCGGGTCGCCATCTCGGCGATGGTCACGTGGGCGACGTTCCGCCCGTACCTGCAGATGCGCGTGAGCGTCTGTGGGCTGGACGGCTCGTCCAAGGCGGTCCTGTGGGCCGGCCTCGCCGACCAGGACGCGTCCTCATCGCCGACTGCTCCGAACTACCTGTTCGACCAGCTCGCCGAGAAGATCCGCGTCCAGACCGACACCCTTACCAGCTACACGTGCAGCGCGGGTGACCGGCTGGTCATAGAGCTCGGCTACTGGCACATCCTCACCGAGCTGTCCGGCCGGTACGCATGGCTGCGGTTCGGTGACCCCACCGCCTCCAGCGACATCCCCGCCACGGTCGACGCCAGGGACACGGCCAACGCGCCGTGGGTGCAGTTCTCGCAGGACTTCACGTTCATCCCTGAGCCGCCTCCCGGCCCACCGCAGGTCGCTGCCGCGCTCGTCGGGCTGGGGTACCACACCGCGACCGTCGCCGTGGTGCCGCCCGTCACCAACGTCGTCGACTCGTTCAACCGCCCGGACGGCCCGGTCGGCACCGCTGACAGTGGCCACGTCTGGCAGGGTCACGCCGCCACCATCAGCTCGAACCGGCTCTACGTCGGCACCAGCCAGAACATGCAGCGGGCCTATCTCGACGCTGGTCGCTCCAACCTCACCATGACCGTCGACGTGCACCGCGGCACGGAGAACTACCAGACCCTGTGGCTGCGCTACGACCACGCCGCCAACACCGCCTACCGCGTGGCGTTCGGCAACGACTACGCCTTCGTCGAGGCGTGGAACGGCGGCACCCGCGAGGTGCTCACTGAGGCGTTCCCCCTCGCCGACAACTCCATGATCACCGCGTCCGTGAAGATCGAGGAGGTCGCCGCATACGGCGGCGCGATCGTCACCCGCATCACCGTGTACCGCAACGGCGTGCCTCTCTTCGAGGTCGACGACAACACCAGCAGCCGCCCCAAGACCGCCACCGGGATCGCCCTGTCCGGCCAGGGCACCGACTACCGCTTCGACAACCTCCGCGTCACTGCTCCCGTCGACCCGGTGGTCCCGATCGCCCGCACCGCCAGCCTCACCGGCACGGGCAACTTCACCGCCACCCGCGCCCTCGTCACATCCGCGCCGCAGGTAGCCGGCGCCCTGGTCGGCACTGGCACGTTCACCGCCACCGTCGACGGCGGGGACGGCCCGGTCCTCGCCCCCGCCTACCTGCTCGTCTCCGACGCGGAGGTTGACCAGCCGCCCGGCACCATCACGGTCGCGGTCGCCAACTTCGAGCCGCTGACCGTGGTCACGTTCACCATCGACGGCGTCACCGTCACGGGGGAGCAGACCGACGCTAGCGGCGCGATCGTCGAGATGACCATCCCCGTCGCACGCCAGTTCGCAGCCGGCCCCCACGCCGTCGC